TGACGCCAACGGCGTGCCGCGCGCTGTCGGCAGCGGCGTATGGAGCTACAGCGCCGCGCCTGCCTTCGCTGTCAACAATGTGCTCAAGCGCACCATCAACATCGCGCTGTCGGCTCAATTCACCGAGTACAATAGCTGATGACCGACGTTGATCGACTAGTGGCCGCTGCACTCGCGGCGCGCCGCTTCAATCTTTCTCTGGGACCGCGCGTCCGCATGGATTTGCAAGAGCCCACGCATCACGAGCTGCAGTTGCTGGCGGTGCGCTCCAAGGGCCGCGGCGGCGAAGAGGATTTGCTGATCTGGACTAGGCGACTGGTCTTGCAGTCAATTGTCGGCTGGATCGGCGTGCGCCAATCCGATCTGCTTGCCGCCGAGCCGTTTGACCTAGAGCCCGATCCGCCGGTCGACTTTGACCCCCGGCTGATCGAGCCGCTGCTCGACGCCAACGTCGGCTGGACCGAGCAGGTCCGTGACGCCCTTTTGGCCCGCGTGCATGCGTGGCGCGCTCGCGTCGAGGCCGCAGCAAAAAACTAGACGAGCGCCTGGCCTGGGAGCGCGGCCAGGCGCAAAAAGATCGCGAGCGGCTGCAGGCTGCCGGCCTGCATGGTCTGGCCGCGCAGATGGCCCCGCCCAGCCTGAGTGCAGACGTAAGCACTCTTTGGCACGCCTGGCGCTTCTGTGGCGGGTGGGTGCCGGAGCGGCTGCCGCTGTACCACGCGCTCCACCCAGTTGATGATCCCTTGCTGCTCGTCGAGTTGATGCATCTGCTGCGTGACCGCCTCTCACAGGAAAAACCATGACCAACCAGGCCAAGATCGTCATCACCGCGGAGGACAAAACATCCTCAGTGCTGCGTGGCGTTCTCGGTAGCGTCCAAAGTACAGTCGCCGCGTTTGCGGCGCTGGGTAGCGGCGCCGCACTGGGCGCCGTCACCCGCCTGGCGGGCGCGCTTGATGACCTGGCCGATACTGCCCGCGGTATTGGCGTGTCGGCTGAGGGCCTGTCCGCCTTTCAGCTTTCGGCCCGCGCTGCCGGCGTCTCGTCGGAAGAACTGTCCGCCGGGCTTGGCAAGTTTTCCCAGGTGCTTGAGGACGCCCGCTCCGGCAGCAAGGAAGCTGAGAGCACGGTCCAAGCCCTTGGCATCGGCCTTCGCGAGTTGCGCTCTGGCTCGCTGACCACTGAGGGCGCACTCGCCCGCGCGGCCGATTCGCTTGCCAAGTACGCCGACGGGTTCGAGAAGACCGCCCTTGCGCGCGACGCGTTTGGCCGCGGTGGCGCCAAGTTCATCACCTTCTTGTCCGAGGGCTCTGATGGGCTGCGCAAGTTCGGCGGCGTATCGCAGCAGGCCGTTGATGAGGCCGGCAAGCTGCAAAACGAGATTGACCAATTGGCCGCCTCGTGGGAGAAGCTCAAGCTGAGCGTGGGTGGTGCCATCGCCGGCATCGTTAACGCCACGCTAGAGCTAAAGCGCGGCTCGCTCGACTCGCAGCTAGAGACCACGCAACGCGCCCTCACCGAGATCAATGAGGCGCTGGAGCGTGCCAAGCCCGGCAGCCGCATTGAAGCCAACTTGCTGGCACAGCTCAAGGCCGAAACTGAAAAGCTGCGGCAGATTGAGCAGACCATCATCCGGCGAGACTTTGTCGGTCCACCGGTGCCGCTGGAGCGCGCTCCCGTCCGTGCGCAGCAGCCACGTCAGTCCGAGCGGCCGCGCGCGGAGGAAATCTCAGAGGCCAGCCGTGAGCTGGCTCAGTTCGTTAGCCAGCTTGAGCGCCAGCGCGACGTGGTGGAAGAGATCACCGACGTAGAGCGTGCGCTGCAGTTGCTGCGCGCCAACCCGGCAATCGACACGCCGCAGGTGCGCGAGCTGCTGTTCCTGGAAATTGATCGGACCGAGGCTGCGCGACAGCGCCGGATAATTGATGAGGAGATCCGCCGCATCAATGCCGAGGAGCTTGCGCAGACGCGCGCTCTGCGCGACCAGGTGCTTGAGCTGGCGGGCGTTGCCGAAGAAGAGCGCAAGCGCAAGCTGACCGAGCAGTTGGAGATCCTCATTGAGCAGCGTGCCTTGACCGCTGAGCAGGCAGAGCGCGCCGTCAATGGAATCGCTGGCATCCGCGATGAGATAGACAAGACCAAAGACGCCACCGAGCAGTTTGGCCTGGCTTTCGCCAGCAGCATCGGCAATTTCATTGAGGACGGCGGCCGCGGTGGTGTCAAGAGCTTCTTCGAGGCGTTGCTGCAAGACCTCCTAAAGCTAACCACGCAGCTCCTGATCGTTAAGCCTCTGGCTGAGGCATTGAAAGCTGCGTTCAGTGGTGGCGGCGGCGTCGGTGACAGCATCAGCAGCCTTTTCAGCGGCTTCTTCGCCGACGGCGGCTTCATCCCGCCGGGCCGCTTCGGCGTCGTGGGTGAGCGCGGTCCCGAGCTGGCCTTCGGCGGGCGCAGCGGGCAGACCATCAGCCCGATGGGCGGCCCCACCATCAACATCAACCTGCCGCCCGGCAGCAACGTTACCCGGCAGACGGCCAACCAGATAGCCGGTGCCGTGTCGCGCCAGCTCGCTATAGCCAACCGCCGCAACGGGTAGCCGCATGAGTTTCATGGAAAGCCCGCGCTTCCCGGAGCGCATCAGCGTACAGGCCAGCGGTGGACCGGGGTACAGCACCGATATCGTCACCGTGCGCGCTGGGTTCGAGAGCCGCAACATCAACTGGTCTCAGTCCCGCGCGCGCTTTGATTTGTCGCATGCGCCACGCACCGAGGTCCAGAAGGACGAGCTGCTCGCCTTTTTCCGCATGGCGCGCGGTGCAGCCTACGGCTTCCGCTACAAAGACTGGGCGGATTTTCGCGTGACCCACAGCAACGGCGTAATGCGTGGTCTCGTCGGCACGGTGGAGCAGGGCACGGCCGGGCAGGGCTACGGCGTTGCAACCTATCAACTGTTCAAACGGTACGGCACCGGCGCGTTCGCTGAAGACCGCCGCATTCGCAAGCCGGTGCCCAACACGGCGGCGGTCTTGCGCAACGGTGCCCCGGTCACGTTTGGCACGCTCGCCGGGCAGGCGACACTAGACAACACCACTGGCGTGCTCACGTTTGTCGCTGACCAGACACGCAACATCAGCAGCCACATCGTCGGCGCTACACACCAGCTCACACTAGCCAGCGCATTTTCGCCCAATTTGGTCGTGGGCGGCCGCGTGTGGGTGACCGGCGTTACCGGCACCGCGGCCGCCGTGCTCAACAATCGCAGCCACTCGGTCACTAGCGTAGGCGGCGCCGTCGTTATTTTGAGCACTGCCACTAGCGGCCTTACGGCCACTGGCGGCGAGGCCAGATTTTTCCCGCAGCCGACCGAAACGCTGACGTGGTCTGGCGAGTTTGACGTGCCGGTGCGCTTTGAGTCCGACGAAGCGCGCATCCAGATTATCGACCGCACGCAATCCGAGTTGCTGTACGCCTGGCAGACGCAGCTCGTCGAGGTGCGAGTATGAAGACCCTGTCCACTGGTCTGCAAGACCATCTCGCGCAAGAGGTCACCACCCTCCGCACGCTGGTGAGAGTCACGCGCCGCGATGCGCAGGTGTTTGGCTTTACGGATTCGGACGACGATATCGAGTATCAGTCGGTCCTATACCGCGCGCGCAGCGGCGCCAGCGGATCTGCCGTCGTATCGGGCGCCGACCTGTCAACCGACAATCTTGAGGTGCTGGGCCTGCTGTCTGGCAGCGACATCACCGAGGCGGACCTGGAGGCTGGCGTTTGGGACGCCGCGCAGGTGACGGTGTCGCAGGTCAACGCGGCGAACCTGTCGCAGGGCGAACTAATGCTTCGCGTCGGACAGTTTGGTGAGGTCGAGCGCGCCAACGGCACCTGGCGAGTCGAGGTTCGCGGACTTACAAACACGCTGCAGCGAACCATCACTCGCACCTACCTGCCGACCTGCGATGCAGACCTGGGTGATGCGCGCTGCGGCGTCAACCTGACCTCGCGCACCCAGAGCAACACCGTTGCGACCGTGCTTAGCGCGCGGCAGTTTGTTAGCCCGACCCTGCCCGGCGCTGCTGGTGTGTACGCTGGCGGCCGCCTGACCTGGACCAGCGGCGGCAACGCGGGCCGCCAAATGGAGGTGCTCAACAACGACGGGGCGGGCGGTGTTCAGCTCGTTCTCGACATGCCGGTACTCATTGCCGTGGCTGACCAGTTCACCGTCGTCGAGGGTTGCAACAAGACGATTACTCACTGCGCCAACAAGTTCAGCAATGTCGTCAATTTCCGTGGATTCCCACACGTCCCCGGCGTTGATAAGACGTTGCGCTACGGGGGCAGTTGATGAGCGTGACCTCACAACAGGTTGTGGCTGCCGCTCGCGGCTGGCTGGGCACGCGCTGGCAGCATCAGGCCAGCGTCAAGGGCGTGGCCTGCGACTGCGTGGGCCTAGTGGCCGGTGTGGCGCGCGAGCTGGGACTGCTGCACGCCGACCTGCCGCCCTACGAGCGCACTGCCGACGGGGCCACGCTCACTCGGCTGTGCGCGCAGCACATGCGTAGCGTGCCGCTGCCCAGCCTGCAGCCGGGCCACGTGGCCGTGCTGCGCTTCGACTCCTACCCCACGCATCTCGCAGTAGTGGGTGACTACGCCCTCGGCGGCCTGTCCCTCATTCACGCCAGCGCGCCCGCGCGTCGCGTTATCGAGCACCGGCTCGACGACGTGTGGTGGGTGCGACTGGTCACTGGGTTCGCGTTGCCGGGCGTGGAGTACGTATGAGCGACACCGCGGCTCGAAGTGGACTCACGCTGATCGGTCAGGCTGCCGGGTCGTTTATCGGCGGGCCAATCGGCGCTGCCGTCGGCGGCACTATCGGTAACGCGGTCGGCTGGTGGTTATTCCCCGAGCAGATCACCGCCGAGGGGCCGCGCCTGTCCGAGCTGACGGTGCAGGCGAGCACCTACGGCGTGACCATCCCGGTCGTGTACGGCCAATGGAGATTGACCGGCAACATCATCTGGGCCGCGGACATCCGAGAGACGCGCCAAGAGCGTGACGCAGGCGGCAAGGGCGGCCCGCAGCAGACGCAGGTCTCCTACACCTACGATGCGAGTTTCGCGGTGGGCCTGTGCGAGGGTCCAATCGCGGGCGTACTGCGCATCTGGGCAGACTCGCGCCTGGTATACGACGTGAGCGCCACCGCAGACGCCGAGGCGGTGGCCGCCAGCATCAACGTGGGCGACGTGATCACCGTCTACACCGGCACGCAAGCGCAAATGCCGGACCCAACCATTGAGGCTGCGCTCGGCGTGGGCAACGTGCCAGCCTATCGCGGCCTGGCCTACGTCGTGTTCCGCGACCTTGCCCTCGGTGACTACGGCAACCGGATCCCCAACCTGTCGTTCGAGGTCGTTGAGAACGGCGACCTGGAGCCCGGCTTCAAAGTGTTGGACGTGGCCGCGCCCACCGAGCCGCTGTACGCGCTTAATGCCTCGCCCGCCCGCCCGAAGCCCATCATCAGCACCTTTGGCGGCGGCATCATCCGCACGCTTAACACACCGCTACCACTGGTGCAGACCCGTCTGTATGAGGTGACGGGCGCTTACATCGGCGCCGCCCCAGTCTCCGACGCCGAGGCATTCCTGCCGCCGTTCTCAACCGGCGGCGCCCCCTATTACGGCGGCTGGCAGCTCGGTGAGGCCGGTTACACCTTGTACGACCGCGACGCGCTGACTAACGAACGTCTGCTGCGCATTGACCTGGTGAGTGAGGGGGTTCAGAGCCTTGAAATCGATACGCCGATCCAGGGCTTGGTGTTGGCCGGTCTCGTCTCGTGCGTCGACTGTCTGCACTACGTTGTGCTCACGACGGCAGTCCACCCGACGCCGAGCAACTGGTATCTGTTCCGGTGGAATGGCTTGGGTCCCGATCTGGTACGCAGCGGCACGGTCGAGGCGGCGCACGGCGAAGACTTTTTGACCTTCGGCGCGTCTCCCGTCAACCAGTACAACGGCCGCCGGCACGCTGCCATGCTGGAGTCAGACCTCACGCATATGTGGGTGTATCTGGACGACGGTGATCTCGCGGTCTACAAGCTGGACCGCGACAACGTGCTGCGCCGCGTGTTGCTGTTCGATGGCGGGCCGACCGCCCGTCGGCCGCGCATGGATTTTGTTACCGCATACGTAGCGCTCAACGCCGACCGCGGGCTTTGCTGCGTGCTCGGCACGACCGAACTTGACGTCACCCGCATCTACATGTACAGCCGCCTGACCGGCGGCAGCACCGGAACGCGCACGGTCTCGCAAGTGATTAACGGCCTGTGTCAGCGGGCGGGGCTGACGGTCGGCCAACTCTCCTCGTCCACTTTAACTGACCCGGTCATCGGGTATGGGGTCAGTCAGCCGCAGACCGCGCGCTCGGCTATTGAAGCGCTTAGCCGCGTGTACCCGTTCACCGGCGTCGAGAGCGGCACGCAGTTGAGATTTGCCGGCCGCAACAGCGCTGCGGTGGCGACCATCAACGCGGACGATCTGGGCGCCACGGCCGGCGATGATGTTATCGATCTCGTAGTCTCCACGCGGGCGCAGGAAACCGACCTGCCGGCCCGTATGACACTACGCTACCGGGCCGTTGATGCAGACTATCAAGTCGGTGCGCAAAGCGCGCGCCGCATGATCACCGGCAGCGAGCAGGTGCTCGAGCTGGATATCCCGGTCGCCCTGACAGACCAGCGCGCGGCAGAGGCTGCGCAAGTCCTGCTTTCTGAGGCGTGGGTCGCCCGCAACCAGCGTCAATTTGCGACCACGCGCAAGTGGGCCTCGCTGGAGCCGGGCGACGTGGTCAACTTGGCGCTGCCGCAGACCACTTACACCGTGCGCATTGTGCGCAAAAGCGAGGCTGGCGGACTGGTGCAGTGGGAGGCAGTTGACCATTCCAGCGCGGCGTACACAACGAGCGTAGTGGCGGGGCAGACTCCGCCCGGCGTGCCGGTAGGCCTGCCAGCCGTCACGCAGTGCGAGATAATGGACTTGCCGCCTCTGCGCGACAATGACGACGACGGCGGCGTGTACGCAGCGGTCTTCCAAATCGGCGGCCGCCGCTGGAACGGCGCGGTCATCGAGCGGCGGCCCATCAACGTCGCTACGTGGCGAGCAATAGAGACCGTCTATTCGGGCGGTACACTGGGCCGCATGGTCACAGTGCTGCCGCCGTTCTCAGGCGGCAACAGGTGGGACCAGTCCAGCGAGGCTCAGGTCGAGATGCTGTCCGGCGCGCTGTCCAGCGTAACAGAGCTGGCCGTGCTCAACGGCGCTAATGCCGCACTGATCGGCGACGAGATTGTGCAGTTCCGCGAGGCGACGCTGCTCAGCGGCACGACCTACCGGCTACGCGGTTTCTTGCGTCAGCGCCGCGCAACCACCGCAGAGGCGGCAACGCACACGGCCAACGAGCGTTTCGTCCTGCTCGATGCTGCCAGCCTGCGGCGGATCGACGTGTCTCTAGGAGAGGTGGGATACACGTTCGTCTACACCGCCGTCACGCTTGGTGGGCAGCGTGACCTCATGTACAGGCAGACCGTCAAACACACCGGCCGGGCGATCAGGCCCCTGAGCCCGGTGTTGCTTAACGCAGTGCGGGGCGCGGACGACAGGCTGCGTTTTACGTGGACCCGGCGCGCACGGATTAATGCGGCATGGAACGATTTTGGCGACGTGCCGCTCGATGAGCCAGACGAGCTGTATGACGTCGAACTCGTTACTAACGACGTTCTCGCCCTCCGATTGCTGTATCTGCCCGACTGGGATCGCCGAGAAGTGGAATGGACGTTAGGCCAGCAGATCGCCGCGACTAACCAGCCGGTGCAGCAGGTGGTGTTGCGTGTGTGGCAGAAGAGCAATCGCGTCGGCCGGGGTGAGCTGGCCGAGGCGGTGGTCAGTGCGCCACTGATGCCGTTTACCCGCAATTGGAACGACGCCTCGCTGGCCGGGCACACGCTGTTTGGTACTGGCAACCCGGCGCACGCAATCGCGTCGTCCCGGTATCAACTAAGCACCAGTTTTACTGTCCCCGCCTACAGCCGGCTTGACACGGCGTACTCCGTAGCCGACTTCGCGCTCGAAGTTGATCTTGTTGTCAGCGGCAACAACGCCGGCCGTCACGGCGTCATCTACCGGACGACGGCCTGGGCCAACGTCAGTACTGGCCTGTTTGCTTACGCGGCTTGGATCATCCCGGTCGCCGGCACGGGTATCCTATTGCGGCTGCAGAGCGGCCAAAACAACCCGGCCGGCGGAGGTGAGACCGACTTGCAAACCGTCAGCATTCCTGGTCCGGACTCCGGCACATTCAGAATGCGTCTCGAGGTCATCGGCAGTACGCACAGAGTGTTTATCAACGGCGTGCAGCGCATCTCGCTAGTTGATAGTTCGTT